GTATCCATACTAATAGATCTTACATTGGGATCTCCTTCTGTCCACATAAACATATTATCCATCATATCAATTTTATAAATTTGGTGGAATAGCTTTTGCCTTTGTCGCTCATTATCCCAAGGTCCGTACTCTTTACATAGTCTATCTACGATAATCATATCATAACCAAGGATGTTATAACCAGCAGCAATAGGAGCAAAGAATGGTGTACCTTTCCAGTTATACTTATTTACAAATGTACAAAACTTTGACCATACAGCTTTTGGTTTTGGGGCTTTAGCAATATCTTCTCTGGTTTTACCAGTGACCTTGAGTGCGCCATCTTCAATAGGGCCAAGACCAGCGGCAACAGCTTTCTCGTCGTCGGTCTCAGCCCAAATCTCACTGTTAAACGTACCCTTGAGCTTGAAGTTTCTGCCATCAAGAGCCAAAGCCGCAACCTGTGTGGGTTGACATGTCAATGGGTTTCTTCCGCCTGTTTCAAAGTCAAATACGACGATATCCCTTTTCATAATTATTTCCTCTCCGTATGAGAATAAGTTTTCATTATTTTTTGTCCTTTGTTTTGATAAGTAATCGCTTCACAGAAATCAAGAAATTCCTGATGTGTCATATTACCTTTCATCACATTAACACGCTTATGTACCCACTGTATATTTCCTTCAATGTAACCTTTGGAGCTATCAATTCTATCTATTGAAGCTGTATAGTCACCGTTAACATGTTCTATATTGTCACGAGAAAAGAATATTTCAATTCCAGTGTAAGCACATTTTCTTTCTTGTTGGACAAAAATATCCCAAAGGTACTCATAGCTGACAGAAAATTCTAATCCTCTTTTTTTTGCACTCGTTTTTACGCTTGTTAAAAAAGTACCCTGCATTTCCTTGTACCCGGTGAATCTGGGATTATCGGGGCCGCTCAAATAACAGGCTTTTGTTCTGAATTCTATTCCATTGTTCTTGAGAATCTTCTGAATCTTTTTGGGGTAGCTACCTACCTGATTAGCAATAGTTCTTACTTTCATGCCATCCTTGTACATTTTTATAATCTGATTCTCATCCAAGTTATGGTTATACTTTTTACTAGGTAAAAATCGCCCAGTTTTTTGATCTTTCATAGCAATCTCCTTGTGTAAAGACCTTTCTCAAGATATTATACACATTTTGACTTCCAGACACGCAGTCATTCATTTAGTATTTCCTTTATTTTCATTACCTTGTCAAGAGTAGATAATCCAAGTACGTCAAACTTGACATGACCAAGAGCCTCTAGATCTGACATTTCTAGTCCAGCGATTTTTTCATCTGCATTTTTCTGTGTAGCCATAGGGCATACCTTATGTAGAGGTTCTGCCGAGATAACGACACCCGCAGCATGTTTCCCCTGTGTCTTAAAAGTTCCTTCAATCTTAATTGCTTTATCAAACATGTCAGCATAATCACCCTCAAGTTCGCCGTCATCATTAATAAAACAATATCCTCTCAAGTCATCTGGATTATTTAACAATGCCCATCTAATGATAGACCGTTCATCGTCATCCATTTGTGATAGTTGGTCAGAGATAGCGGCTTCATCTGGAATTGCTTTTGTAATTTCATTCATTTCCGAAAAGCCACAGGCTTGGTAAGTACGAAGGACTTCTTTAATTGCGCTCCGTCCCTGTAGTCTACCAAACGTGAGCATCTGACTAACTCGTTCTACTCCGTAAGTTTCGCGAAGATAATCAATAACATCATCTCGTTTACCAGCGGGAACATCCATATCAATATCAGGAAGAGAAACATTACCGTCAGTATTTCTACCAGAGTTATAGAATCTCTCAAAAATCAAATCAAACTCTACGGGATCAACCTGTGTGATACCAATAAGATAAGAGATTAGACAGCCAGCAGCAGAACCACGTCCCGGTCCAGCCATCCAACCTTTACTTTTCACATGCCTAATTATATCACCAACAATCAAGAAATAACCAAACAAGTTTGCTTCTTTAATGACCTCAAACTCTTTGTTAAATCTATCACCGTAGATAGTCCACTCTTCACTACCCTTTTTGATTTTCTTTCCTAACTTTTCGCCCCAGCCTTTTCTAGCTAGTGCGCGCAAATAATCTTCTTCCGATTGTCCGTTAGGACATGGAAATGAGGGTAGCATTGGATTGTTAAGAATATTATACTCTTCACATTCTTCTAATATGTGATCAAAATATGGCTTTTCAGTAGAATATTCTTTAAGGTAGTATTCATCTTTATCAAAGAACTTTTGTAGTGGCGTACCCTTGACTAGACCTTTTGCTTTAGCCATTGTGCATTTTAGATTAGAACACAAAAGTATTCTATGTAGTTCAGCGTCCTCTTTGTTTACATAGTAGGACTCTGGGAAATCTTGGTCGGGTGTGACTTTAAAAAGATTATCACTTTTAGTAGCTTTATTTAAAAGCCTACTGTCTACTTCGTCATCTTTGATAGATGATACAAGTTCAATAAGTTCATACCATCCATTCTTATTTTTAGCGAACAAGCTAAATTCGTCAAAACTACAGCCAATGATTGGCATGACACCATTCTTCTTACATGCTGAATAGAATGATACAGCGCCAGAAATAGTTTTGTAGTCAGCAATACCACAGGCTACATAGCCACGGTTTTTACATTCTGCTACAAGCTCACTTGGCTTAGAAAAGCCGCGAAGAAGTGAGTAGTGGGTATAGTTACACAGCGGAAACCAAGTCATTCAATATCTCCTATCAATTTGAGTTCACTGTATTATACGTGTGAACTATTCAATTTTCAATAACAATAATAAAAAAACGGGGCCGAAGCCCCGTTCGTATTCAGAACAAGCCTGAATTCTTAATAAAGTATCCTATAACACCACCAATAAGCGCCACTATCAATAATGAAAATGGATAAATAAATCCACCGCTATTAACCTTAACCCTGTAAGGTGGTATGTCTTCCTTATTCTTTCTTCTTCTTACTACAGCTTTCATTAAGTCAGAATCAGTGAATAAGAGTTCTTCAAGTTCTCCCAAATTATTTTCTACCACAACCATATTATAATGATCGTTAGCAGAGGACTTCTTACTTTTGTTCTCGACTTTGTAAAATCTCCCCGGTTGAACTTCTAACATAGGACACCTCCATAAGAATTACCATGCTCTACAGCTCCAATAACGCGCCTTCCATCTTGGTCCTGGATTATCACAGTTATGTCTTGCTCTAAAGTTTTTGCGGCGACCAGGATCACTCTTCTTGATCTTCATGTTTGGATCGCCAAAGTTTACCTTTACAACATTACCTTTATCGTTCTTGACATAAACAGAACTTTTCTTTGGACCGTCTGGAGTTCTAAATGGTTTCCCAAGTTGAACTTTACGACCTTGATACTCAGCGGACTGAGCATAATGAAGTTCTGCTTCACCTTTATAGGTTAGGAATCTACCATCTTTTTTATAGATACCTTTTCTATTATATTGGTAAACCTGACCAGTCTTAGGATCTTCATATTCAAATTTAGCATATGCTTCTTCTGGCTTTCTGGCTTCCACAAAGTCATAAATATTTTGAATATAAATCTCTGCTTTAGAAATCATATCTTTAGTCCAGTCTTCAAACTCAATACCTTCTAGAGCTTCTTCTAGCTCCATGAGTTGATGATGCATTTTCATGATTTGCTCACGTTGCATCTGACCTTCTTCGTATTCAGATAGTGCTTTCTTCCACAAAGACTGGGCTTTTTTCCAAGCCTCTGGATCTGGACGATCAGGATCACCCTTCTTAGCAGGTTTGTATTTTTTACCTTCGCGCTCTTTTTTCTTGCGAATGTTTTCCCACAAACCCGGCCTCTCTGCTGCCCAGTCCCATTCTTCTGTTTCTTCACCCCAATCTTCATACTCAGAATCTTCTGGTACATAAAAGTTAGCTTCAGTAACTTCTTCAGTATATCCATAAGTATTAAAGTAATGAGCAAAGTCACCAGCCTCAAGATATTCAAGACCCTCTGTAGCTTTACTAATACAAATGGCAGTTCTTTGACCTGAATCTTTATATTCAGACTTCATAGTTGGGTCACTCATACAGCGACTCATGAACGCATTTTTGTCTTCGTCTTTATTTTTTGATGGGATAGGCATCAATTTCTCCTATTATCTATGTCTGTAATAATTAAATGTGTGAACTCTTGGAGGACCGTAGAAACCAGCACTGATTCCAAATCTAACATGACGGCGATCTGGCCCTACAGTCATAGGACCAATACCAAGATGAAAACCTTGCGGAAACCAACCGATAGTTGGTCTAAATCCTACTGGTGGATGATGATGACTATGATGACCATGCTGCCAGTGGGGTTGTGAACCACGATGAGGTGAATTATACCTTTGTGGTCCATGATCTCTTTCTTTATGCTCTACTTGTGGTCTACCACGATGCTCAC